GCCAGCGTCCGACCGCGTGGCGTGGTGCACCAGCACTACCCCGATGCAGAGCTCGGCCGCCAGGCGGCGCAGGGCACCAAGGATCTGCTCGACCAGCGCGTCCTGGTCGGCGTAGCCGCCACCGGCATGGTCGCGGGCGCTGTCGTAGGTGTCGATGACGACCATCTTGCAATCGCCCATCGCCTTGACCGTCTCGCCGATCATGCCCATCGAGCCCGGCATGGGCGGCATTTCGCACACCGTCAGCACGCCCGCCGCCGCCTTGTCGGCCATCGCCAGCATGCGCCGCTCGGTGCTGGCCGGCGAGTCGGGACAGGCGTAGAGGACGCGGCCAACCGCCGTCTTCTTGCCCAGGAAGAGCGCGTCGCCGGCCACGCAGCTGGCGAGGTGGATGCTGATCAGGGTCTTGCCGACGCCCGGCATGGCCGCGATCACCCCGACGCCACCCAGGGCCATGACGTCCTCGATCAGCATCGGCGGCGGCTTCTGGCGGTCGCGCAGGCGGTCCTGGTGGGTGCGCAGCACCAGCTGCGGGAGCCCGCTGGGGCTGGCCATGAGCAGCTGCGCGGCGACGGCCTCGCCGTGGGCCATGATCTCGGGGTCGAGGGTATCGACCTCCATCGGATCGGACTGATAGCCGGCGATCGATGCAGCGATCTTGGCCACCTCGCCGGTGTCGAGCGGCGGCCGGCACTTCTTGCGGTTGCGCACGAGCAGCGCCGCTTCGATCTCATCCTCGGAAGCGCCGAAGCGACGCATCTTGCCGGCGTAGCGGGCCAGCCGGTCGTTGCGCTGTCCCTCAGGGATCAGCTCGGCGCCATCGTCGTCAACGCGCCGCTCGCTGGTCCGAGACAGCACCTCCTGCAGCCAGGCCGGCATGTCGGCCGGGATCAGTTCTTCGAACTCGGACCACCGATAGCTGCTGCCGTTCGGGTGAACGCTCGGCGGCATCACCACGTAGCCGCCGCGGCCACGGGTGTCCAGGTTCTTGCCGATCGAATCCGAGGTATTCGGCCACTCGCCGGCAGCTGGGTAGGTGAAGAAGTGCTGCCACCCACCGCCGCCGGTCTGCTGCACCGGCGTCTCGGGCAGCGCGCCGTAGAGCTGCACCAGCGCGTCGAGCGAGGCCTGGCCGACCTTCCCCGGCCCAGTGTCGACGTCGACCACGTAGAGCCCGCTCTCCGGCCCCGTGGCGATCGCCACGTTGGCGGTCGGCATGTTTGCCCACCACCGCCGGATGATCTCGGCGTCGCTGGTGGCGGCCAAGCAGCCGTCGTCAGTGGCCGGCTGCTTGCTCCGCGGCTGGCATGGAAAGACCCGCCAGCCGCGGGCGGCATAGACGAGGGCGGCGTCGAGGAAGGGGTTGGGATCGGTCACGATTTCGCCTCATTGCTCTGTGCGTAGACGGTCGCCCGTGGCTCGCCGCCCTCGTCAAACACGTAGGTCTTGCACCGCACGCCCCTCACTTCCGGCGCGCAGATCATCCGGCGCACGCAGCTGGTCAGGATCTCGACCTCGCGGCGGCGATCGCAATCATGGTCGGCTGACGCGCGAACCTCAACGAGTCGGCCATCGAAAGCGTGCAGCAGGCCCCAGCCGGGTGGCAGTTCTTCGGGCTTGATGACGCCCACCGCGCAGGCGTAGAAGCGGCGTTGGCCCATGCCGTGCTCGGGATGGCGGCGGAAATACTTTTTGGCGTCGGCAAAGAAATCGGCGCGGCTGGCCTTGCATTCGATCAGCCACGAGCAGCCCATGCGAAAGCCCAGGGCGTCCGGTGCCTCCGGCGCGCTGCATGACATTTCTGTAACGACCACAGAGCAGAGCTTCGCGCGCTCTAGCCAGCGAGCGGCCAGGGCCACCAATTCGGTGTGCTCGCTCATCGGACCACCGGCGGCATGTGGACTTCGCCACGTCGTTCTCGCTCAACAAGCGGCGCAACCGTTCGCTGAGCATCGCGCCACACCTGGTCGAAGGTCTTCTTCCATCGGATCATCGTGCCGGTAAATGGCAGGCCGTGTACGCTCTGAAACCAGGCGCGCATATCGGTTCCTGAGCGAAAGCCATCGGCTCCGGCGAAGGCGTCGACCGCGCTGTGCTCGTGAATCCAATCGCCGTTGAGCCTGATGTGCAGCCGATCACCACAGGGCTCCAGCAGCACTTTGGCGATCTCGATGCAGACGGCTTCGATCAGCACCTCTTGCTTGCTCATGTACGGCCGGCCGGTCCAGCGGCGAAGCGAAAGCGAATCGCCGACCTTGATCGGCCGCTTTCGCTCAGCGCGGATTGTCCTGTCTTTGGTGCCATCGAGCACCATAGGGCAGAATTGATTTTGAACCATGAGGACCGTCATCCCTGCGCCTCCCCATTCATCGCCATCCACGCCGCAACGACGCGCGCCCGTTCTTGATCGGTCCAGCGCTGCTGCGGGTTGTTCAGTCGCGCGAACAACTCGCGCTGGCTGTCGGTGAACTGGCTCTGGTCCTCGGCGGCGCGCAGGTCGACGAGCATCGACCAGGGGGTGTGCGGGCAGGCCATTAGTCCCCCTGGTGGTCGTAGATGAAGAGCCAACGCCACATCTCGCCTTCGGGCGTTCGATGGTCATGGATCTCGCGGATCTGCCTCATTCCCCACCTCCATCCTTCCGCTCGGTCGCTTTCTCCGCCACTGCGGCCCGGCGGATCTCAGCGGCGCGGATCAGAGCCCGCCCGATCTCCTCGGCGTTTTCCGGGTAGAGGCCAACCGTCCACGATCCATCGGCATCGCGGAGAGTGATCGGCTCGTCGAAGTCGTCGTCGGCGTATTCGGGATCGAGGTCGATGATGATTTGCCACCGCGTATCATTCCAATCGACGCCGACGCGAGGCGGTGGCGTGATGACGATCATGCGCTGGGATTCCGATTCGGTGGTGGTCATGCGATGCCTTCCAAGCGTTCCTGGCAGCCGATCGGATCCGCCGCGGCGATGCGTTTGCGCGACATCTCGGCGTAGTCCGGGTTCAACTCGATGCCGAGGTAGGAGCGGCCGTGCTGCACCGCCACGACGCCAGTGGTGCCGGCGCCGCTGAACGGATCGAGGACTACCCCCCCCCCGTGGACAGCCGGCTAGGATGCAGGGCTCGACCAGCTTGCGGGGGAAGGTGGCGAAGTGCGCACCACGGAAGGCCTCGGTGGCGATGGTCCAGACCGTCCGGCAGTTGCGGCCCGCCTCCTTGCCGGCGGTCTTCCATAGCGCGGTGTGGGGCGCCTTCCCGGGGACGTGTGAGGGCAGCGGCCGGATGACGTTGCGGTGGTGGTTGCCGCAGGTGGCGGGCTCGCGGATGGCCTTGCCGTCGAAGTGGTAGCGGCGCGACTTCGACAGCAGGAAGATGTATTCGTGGCTGCGGGTCGGCCGGTCTTTCACGCTCTCCGGCACGGCGTTGGGCTTGTGCCAGATGATGTCGCTGCGCAGATACCAGCCGGCGTCCTGCAGCGCGAAAGCCATCCGCCAGGGCAGCCCCATCAGGTCTTTCTGCTTCAGTCCCGGCGTGCGCTTCAGGCTGCCGGCTCCGGCCATCACCTTGGGGTGTGCGCGGATCTGCCGGGCCGCCAGCATCGAGCCGCCGGTCAGCGTGCCCTTGGCCTCCGCGCAGCGAGACTGCGCGCCCCAGCTTCCGGCGTAAGCGTCGCCCATGTTCAGCCACAGCGTGCCGTCCGGCCGCAGGGCCCGGCGCACCTCGTCGAACACCGCCACCAGCCGGGCCAGGAACTCCGGCAGCGTCGGCTCAAGGCCGATCTGCCCGTCAACGCCGTAGTCGCGCAGGCCCCAATACGGCGGCGATGTGATGCAGCAGTTGACCGACTCAGCCGGCAACGTGCGCAGCGTGGCGAGGGCGTCGCCGACCAGGACGGACCATGTCATGCGCTCGCCGCCCGCTTCCGCGCCGCGATCTCCTCGGCGAACTGCTGCCGCACCACCGCCTCGGCGACCGGAGGACAAACGCTGTTGCCGATGCGCGCGATCTGCTCGGCCTTGGTGCCGGTCAAGATGTAGTCGGCCGGGAAGCCCTGGGCAGCGGCGAGCTCGCGCGGCGACAGCATGCGCATGCCGATGTCGACGACGGCGTATTCCTGGCCCTCGATCGTCACCGTCACCAGGCCCATGCGGGCGCGGCTGACGATGGTGGCGAGCGGCTCGGTGAGCGACTGATCCTGGCCGCCGCTGCCGTAATACTGGATCAGGAACGCAGCGACGAGGGCCATGGAGCCACCGCCGCTGGCCGCGGTCATGGTCGGCGTCGGCTCGTCGAGGTCGTTGCCGGTGTTGTGGGCCTTGAATACCGACAGATGCGCCGCCACGGCGTTGATCTGGATGCACTTGCCGGTCAGGGTCGGCAGCGGCGCCGAGAGAGGCGCGCCTGCGATGTCCTCGTTGGGATGCCGCTGGCTGTAGTGCTTGGCGAGGAAGGCGCTGACCAGGCCCATGGCGTGCGCAGCGCCGGCCGGCCGCGCCGCCCCGGCTCCGCTGGTAATGGTGTGCATCGGCTCGTCGAGCGATGAACCGACGCTGTTCTGCCGGAACTTGGTGAGGTGGGCGGCGACCAGACCCTGGTGGTTGCCGGTGGTCAGGGTCGCCAGCGGATCACGAACGCTTGCCGGCCCATGTCCCGAGGTGTTGACCACCAGCGTCGGCGCCACCACGCAGTGCTCGGCCTTGCTGGTCACCGTGGTCAGCGGCTGTTCGAGGTCCGACACCTTGCCGGCATCGCCCCAGCCGGTCTGGCCGATGCGGACGATGAACGGCTTGGCTGCAGTCAGCACGTACTTCACCAGCCCGGCCGCGATCCGTCGCATGGTCGCCGGCGCCAGCGGGCGCTTGCAGGACTGCTTGCGGGCTTCCTCGCGGGTCAGGAAGATCGACGGGCACGGGATGGACCAGTCGATGATCGACGACGCCGGCGGGTGCAGCTTCGCCAGTTTCGGGCCGTGGGTCGGCGCACCCGCCACCGCCAGCATCGGCGCGATGATCTCGTCGTAGTCCTTCTCGGTGCCGGTCACGCCGTCACCGCTTCGGTCTTCGCCCGGTTCTCGTCGAGGTAGGCCGCCCACGGCACCCACGGCTTGCCGGCCGGATGGAAGCCCCAGGACCGGCGGCGCGGGCCGGTGCGCACCAGCGTCCAGGCCACCGGCGGCTTGTCGATCGGGATCCAGTCGCCGCGGTGGTTGCGCTCGCCCGGCTTCTCCAGTTCGACGATGCGATGCAGATCCTCGGCCTTGCGCACCACCGTCTCGCCGGTGCGCCGCCAGATCGGCGAGGACTGCTCCGGCGGCCCGTAGCCCAGCAGCTTGCCCGGCCAGGTGTTGGTCGGCAGCGCCTCGGAGTAGCCGCCGGTGATCGGCGTGGTGACGAAGTCCCACGGGTGGTCGTGCAGATCGGCATCGGAGTCAGGCCGGCGGATCCAGTGCAGGAGCACGCTGCTTCCGCTGTCCCACCGCTGGTCGTCGCCGGCCCGCGGCGCCGACAGCCAGCAGCGCAGGAGGTACAGGTCGCGGCCATCGCGGCTCAGGATCGCGCAGCAGTGGCCCTGCATGATCGCCAGCCAGGCGGCGAGCTCGTACCAGGTACCGTTGGCCCACTGATCGAGCGGCACGCCGAGGGCGACGAGCTCCTCGGGCGTCGGCGCGTTGGCCTTGGCGAAGGCGTCGAGCGAATGCGCCACGCCGGAAGGCAGGGCTCTGACGCGGGCCTCGGCGTTGGCGCGAAGGTCGAGAGTGGCGAGGTCGATCATGGTCATGCTCCTAGGTCAGAACGGCGGAAGGTCTGCGTCGTCAGCCTGCGCTGCCGGCGTGGCGAAGGCCGGCTCGGCTTCGTCGGCGCCCGGCTCCCGAGCCTGCGCGAACTCCTTGCCGACGATCTCCGGCCACTTGCCGCCCAAGCGCAGCGTCAGCTTGACCGGCAGGCGCAGGTGGCCGAGAGCGTCGAGGCGCACCAGTTCCTTGCACGCCTCGTCAGCATTCGCTGGCGCGAACGGCGACCCCGGCGCAGTGTGGTTGCCCCACCAGGCTTCGGCCTTGTTGCGCGCGAAGCCGGTGTGCTCGACGCAGATCCACTCGCTGACGCTCTGGTGAAAGCCGTAGGTGTAGATCACCCGGAGCGTGCGGGGCGTGCCCGGCTGCGCGTCCTTCTTGGTGTGGACCGTCCAGTCCACTTCGATGACGTCGACCAGCTGCTCCGAGAACTCGGTGAGCGGGCTCACCTGGGCGCTCTTGGCCTCGTGCTTGAGTTCCGGCTTGGGAAACTCAAAGCCGCAGCAGTTGCACTGACGAGCGGCGGCCAAGACGATCTCGTTGCACTGCGAGCAGGTCTTGGTCGGCGCCTCGCCGGGCTCGCCGCTGCGCTTGGCCTTATCGGCGACCACGATGTTGTCGACCGGCCCGTGCCGGTAAATGTTGCCGCCGAAGTCGAGGACCAGGCAGTCGGTCTTGTCCATGAACTTGCGCAGGCCGCGACCGACCATCTGGTAGTAGAGGCCGGGCGAGAGCGTGGGCCGCAGGAGCGCCACCAGGTCGACCTGCGGGGCGTCGAAGCCCGTGGTGAGCACCTGGACGTTGACCAGCGCCCGCAGTTCGCGGGCCTTGAAGGCGCGCACCAACTCGGCGCGCTCGTCGGCCGGCGTCTCACCGGTGATCAGCGGAGCATTCACGCCGTGCTTGACCAGCGCGGCCGAGACGAGGGCGGCGTGCTTGACCCCGCAGCAGAAGATCAGCCAGGCCTGCCGGTTGCTGCCGTACTTCACCATGTCGGCGCAGGCGGCCTCGATCTTCTGCTCGTCGGACATAGCGGCCTCGAGTTCGGCGCCGACGTACTCGCCGCCCCGCACGTGCACCTCGGCCAGGTCGGGCTTGCCGCCGTCCTTGCCCCGCAGCGGCGACAGGTAGCCCTGGTCGATCAGGTCGCGCACCTGGGCGTCGTAGGCCACGCCGCTGAACAGCGCACCCTCGCCGTACAACCATCCGCTGTCGAGCCGGTAGGGCGTGGCCGTCAGGCCGATCAGGCGCAGGTTGGGGTTGATGACGCACAGATCCTTGAGCAGCGACAGGTACATGCCGTCGCCGTCGCGGGGAATCAGGTGGGCCTCGTCGACCAGCACCAGGTCGAAGCGGCCAAGCTCGGTCCCGCGGCGGAATACCGACTGGATGCCGGCGATGATGACCGGGTCGCTTGTCTCGCGGCGCCCCAGGCCGGCGCTGTAGATGCCGACTGGTGGGCGGCCGAGGTCTTGGGTCGGCCAGATCCGCTGCACGGTTTCGGCCAGCTGTTGCAGCAGTTCCTTGACGTGGGTCAAGACCAGCACGCGGCCCTTCCACTGGTCGACCGCCTCGCGGCAGATCGTGGCGACCACCGCGCTCTTGCCGGCGCCGGTGGGGAGCACGATGAGCGGGCTACCGGGCTGGGTGCGCAGGTAGTCGTAGGCGGCGTCGATGGCCGCGCGCTGGTAGGGGCGGAGCTTCATGGGTGGCTCACTTCGCCTTCGCGGAAGACACGCACGGCCAGGATGGCCAGCCACGCCAGGCGGATGTCGAACCAGTCGCCCTCGTCGCGCAGGCTCGATTCCATGTCGACCCACCAGTCGCCGAAGGCGATGGCGGCTATCTTCGGGAGTTCGGCTGGCAGGTTGACCGGCCCCAGGCCGCCGGCGAAGCCCACGCTCTTGGTCGTCTCCGGTCGCACCCACTGCGCCGGCAGGATGCCGCGACCGCCGGAGCCATCGACGAGTAGCGAGTGCTTCTCGCCGATGTCACCGGGGAACCGCAGGCCGTCGTTGGCCTCGGTGTGTTGGGTGACGATCTCCTGGTCGGGGTAGCGACTCATGGCCCACACCAGTTCGTGGCGCTCGACCTTGCCGTTGATCTGGATGCGGCCGACCAGATCGAGCATCCCGTCATAATCGCCACAGAGGAATCGCTCGCGGGCCGCGCGGCCGCAGACGTGAACGGCGCACCGTCGCCCCAGCTTTTGAATCGCGGCGGCCATCCAGGCGGTGGAGGGATAGCGGTGGCGGCCTTGCGGGTTCTCGGAGAGCAGCGCCGCGAACTCGACGCCATCGGCGGCCATCCGCGAAACAGCGTCGAGGTCGGTGCGCTCGTCGATCCCGGTCAAGGTGATGCGGGGTGTCACGGCGCACCGCCATGCGCCTTGATCCAGGCCTGCACCTCGTCGGCGACCTGGAAGTAGGACTCGGACACCTTGAGGTCGTTCTCCTGGCCGGGCCGGTAGGCCGCCCACACCCGAGCGCGCAGCGCGGCCGGCAGCTTGAACCAGTGCTTCTTGCAGCCCCACATGGCCGGCGGCACCTGCGCTCCGCAACCGGGCCAGTGGCATTCATGGCCGCGGCTCTGCGGCTGCGCCTTGACGTAGGTGGCCCTTTCGTTCACGGGATCGCGCCCAGCATCTTGGCCTTGAGCGCCTCGACGTGGAGCCGCACCGCCTCAGCGACGAACTGCTCCTGCGACTGGCCGAGCACGAGCGCCAGCGCGTGCGCCTCGGGCGGCGCTTCGATGCTCACGACGTTCTTGCGGCGTGGCTTGATGACGATGGGGTCGGTGTCGAGCATGGGGATTCCTTGGGTTGGTTGTTGGTGGTTCAGCACGAGCACGAGAACCATGAGAAGTCCGACCAGATCACCGGACGGCCCAGGACGATTGACGCGTGGCGCTGTAATTCGTCGGCGTCTTGAAGTTCGCCGAAGGAGTGCATGTCGGTGCCGCGGTAGGTCAGTTCGCCGTTGCGAATGTCCTCCATCAGCGTTTCGTAGGCGCTGTCGCCGTTGTCGGCGAGGTAGCAGTTCACACGCTTGGCGTACTGACGCAGCCATGCCTCGGACACCGCCTTGTCGTTCACCTGCGAGGGGACGCACCCTGCCACGACCTCATCGCCGATGGCGGGGTGCGTCCAGACATGGCGCAAGCTGGTGATGACGCGGGGGTAGATGACCAGCCAGAACCGATCGCCCTTGGCGGCCAAGCCCTTGAGGAACGGGTCGACGATGCCGACGCAGTCCTCTTCCGTGCTGTGGGTTGCCACGCCGTGGTCGAGAGCGACATCGGTTCCTGGAGCCAGCGGTTCGCCGGCAATGGCCGGGATCACCGCCAGATGGATCGCATCGCGTTTCTGGTGCTCGTCGATGATGGTGCCCAGCGTGGCCAGGGCATCGGTGTGGACGGAGCGTTTGTCGGCGTTGCTCATGGTGTTCTCCGGAAAGGTGAACTGGCAGTGACCCATGCCCCGAGCGCAGGCCTCGGGGACAGGGACGCCGTCAGTTCGTCTTGGCCCAGGGCGCGGGGGCAGGGGCCGCCGGGGAGGCCGACTGCACCGGCTGGCTCGCCTTGCTGGTGCCGTCCGTGACCAGGCCAGCGACACCGGAACCGCTCGGCATGTACTTGGTCACCTGGTTGGACAACTCGCCGTTGTCCTGCCGCTTCACCACCTTGACGGCGACCTTGAGCAGCCGGTTGGCGAACTCGAAGGCGGCCTTGGGAGTCAGCACGCCAGTCGCGCGGCAGAATGCCGAGAGTTCGGCGCGGCCGATCTCGACGCACTTGGCGCTCTTGTTCTGGAGGTTGATGCGAGCGAAGATCACCCGCTTGGCGTACTTGCCTTCTATCACCTTGAGTTGGAGCACGAGCTGCTCGCCGCCTTCGGCCTTGGTCGGTTTTTCCTCGGCCTTCTCCACCATGACGAGGTACTCGCCATCGGGGATCGGGTCGAAGCCGGTGGATGGTTCCACCGTCTTTGCATCGAAGTTCATGGACGCGAGAGCCATCGGATCACTCTGCTTTCTGAGCCCGCTAGGGACTCGATCAGGCCGCGCTGGTGGCGGCGGTGGGGGAAGTGGTGACGGGAGCGAAGAAGGCGGCGACCGCGCCGGCGAAGGCCGACCAGTCGAGCGGCATTTCAGCCGGCAGCCGATAGCGGTTCTTGGCGTAGCTCGACGGCCGCTCCTGGGTGTAGATCAGCCGCTCGCCGGTGCCGATGGCCCGCACCCGCTCCTTGTTGAATCCGATGTCCTTCTCGGTGGTGAAGGTGCGCCAGGTGGCGAACAGCACGCAGTCCGCCCACTCCTGGATCAAGCCGCTGGCCTGCTTGTGCAGCTTGGGCTGGTAGCGGTCGTAGCTGTCGGTGGTCGGATCGTCGAACCGCTTGGCCTCGCTGTGGCCCAGGATGATGATGGCCATGTGGCGCTTGGCTCGGATGGCGTCGAGGGCGACGAGGACCTCGGACCAGACATCGACCGCGGCGGTGTAGCCCTTGCCGTAGCCGCCGCCGACCTCCTCGATCGAGGTCTTGCCGTGGCGCTTGCAGACCTCGTCATGCACAAGCCGCTCGGTCCAGTCAGCGGTATCGATGACGATGGTCTGGTGCTCGTGCTGGTCGCTGTAGATGGCGGTGAGCCAGCCCATCAGCTCGGCGAAGTCATTGAGCTTGGGCGTGCGCGGCACGTCGAGTTCGTTGGCGCCCTCCTCGGCCTGGAGGACGATGGGCGACGGCGCGCTGGCGGCCCAACTGGTCTTGCCGACGCCGTGGATGCCGTAGAGGAAGATCCGGGGCGGGAGCGCCTTGCGGGCGGTGATGGTTGTGCTGAGAAGACTCATGTGGTCCTCGCTTTCTGTTGGTGTTGGTGTTGAGGGAATCAGGTGAGGGGAATGGCGTCGTCGTTGGGATTGACGAACTGCATGGCCCAGGCCACGGCGTAGTCGCCGAAGTGGTGGTAGGCTTTGCCATCGTCAGCCGGCCAGAGCAGTTCGACCACGTCAACCAGCCAAACTTCGATGAGCCGCGACATAGTGACCCTGGAGAGGTAGCGGCGCCCCTCGCGGTGGCGCAGCAGGATCAGCTTGGCCACGCTCAGCAGCTCGGCCTGGTCGACGCTTGCCGGCGGCGATTCCCACGTCTCGGCGTCGGCCAACTCGCGCAGGTCGGCCTCGGTGCGCGGGCGCATCCATGTCGATGGCGCCGGCCGTGGGCCATCGGCGAGGTGCCACCCGCTCCGCTTCTCGGCGTAGGCGCTCACGCCGTGGCCTTCTCGGCTTCGGCCTTCGCGCACTTCTCGATGTCGGCCATTGCGCGCTCGTTGGTGGCGTACCAGTGCGGCACGCGGCAGCCCGGATCACTGGCGCGGTAGATCCGAGCGGCGGCGCGCGGCGTCCCGAGCTTCTGCTCCAGCGCCGCGCCCTTCTCGCCCGCGAGGTGTACGACCCAACCGGCGCGGCAGTGCGACGTCGCGCACGAATGCCACTGGTTCATATTCAGCTTGCAGCCCTGGGCCGTGACTGCCGCCAGCAACGTCTGGTGGATGTTCTTGATCGTCGGCACCTCGAGCGGCGGCTCCTTGGAAGCCTTCTCGATCTGCTCGGCAGTAGCACCCTTCGCGCCGGCCAGGTTCGCGTCGGCCAGGTACGCGTCGGCCAGGTTCGCGCCGGCCAGGTCCGCGCGGGCCAGGTTCGCGCCGGCCAGGTTCGCGCCGGCCAGGTCCGCGCGGGCCAGGTTCGCGTCGGCCAGGTTCGCGTCGGCCAGGTCCGCGCCGGCCAGGTACGCGCCGGCCAGGTACGCGCCGGCCAGGTTCGCGTCGGCCAGGTTCGCGCGGGCCAGGTCCGCGCGGGCCAGGTACGCGCCGGCCAGGTACGCGCCGGCCAG